TTGCTACTCGATTAAAAAATATTACAGTTACTTCTGGAACTTCGTCTGCAAGAAATATAGCATTAGTAGATTCAACAGGCGCAATAACAGGTACATGGGATAGACCCGCAGGAACACCAGGTCCAATAACTACTACAGTAACCACAGCAACAAATCATGGTCTTACAACAGGAGACAGAGTTGCTATAGATTTTTCTGGTTCACTCATGAGAGACGGCGTATATGATGTAACAGTCACAGGACCTACAACATTTACTGTACAATCACTTACAACTGGAGCTGCATCAGGTACTTGTAGTGTATTTACAGAAGACTATATCTTTTTAGAAATAGATACTTTTAGTACTGTAGGTTTACCGATCCTTATTCCAGGTGAAGGTATTAGATGCCCTAACGGTATTTATGCAGTATTAGGTGCTTCAGTTACGGCAACAATATATTATGGCTAACAAGAAAAAAGGTCCTAGCTTAGCAATCGGACGTGGTGAGAAACTTCCTGTATCGAAAGGTGCAGGACTCACGGCTAAAGGGCGTGCAAAGTATAACGCAGCTACTGGGTCAAACCTCAAGGCTCCTCAACCACAAGGTGGCGCTCGTAAGAGATCGTTTTGTGCTAGGATGTCTGGTATGCCTGGTCCTATGAAAGATGAAAAAGGTAGACCTACTCGTAAGGCTGCTTCTTTAAAAAGGTGGAAATGCTAATGACAAAATATTTTGAAAATATAGATGAACATACTAAACATTTAATAGATGGGGTTTCGGTGGCAACGGTTATGGGGACATTAATGAGCTGGTTACCAGCAATCGCAGCACTCTTCACTATTATATGGACAGCTATTCGTATCTATGAAACTAAAACTATACAAGGTTGGTTAAAAAAAGGTAAGTAATATGAAAGCATTTATAGATAAAATATTTAAGGCTAAAAAACAAAAGGAACTATTAGATGACATTGTTAATACAAAAGTTATTGAAGAAAACAAAGAAATACTTAGCAAACAAATTGAAACAAGTATTAAAGAAAAAGTAACACAAGATGCAGTAAAAGAAATAATTGAAGAAGTAAAAGAAGATATTAAAAAAGAAACTAAAGTAGAAGTTCAACACAATCTAAAATCCAGATACAAAGGTTAATTAAATGCCAAGTAAATCTAAGAAACAACATAATTTAATGGCAGCTGTAGCTAACAACCCAGCCTTCGCTAAGAAAGTTGGTATATCAAAATCAATAGGAGAAGAGTTTATGAAAGCAGATAAAGGCAAGAAGTTCGGATCAGGCGGAGCACTTAAAGCAGTTGACTCAAGTGACAATCCTGGATTATCAAAATTACCAACGGAGGTTAGAAATAAAATGGGCTACATGAAAAAAGGCGGAATGGCAAAAAAGAAAATGAAAATGGGTGGCATGGCTTATAAAGAAGGTGGCAAGGCAGACATGGCTCAAGATAAAAAGACAGTTAAAAAAGCTGTAGGCATGCATGAGAAACAACTTCATGGCGGTAAGAAGTCAGACTTAGCTGCTCTTAAAAAAGGCGGTATGGCTAAGAAAATGGCTAAAGGCGGCGGCATTGAAGTTCGTGGTAAAACAAAAGGCAAGATGTGCTAAGGAGCTAACATGGCTAAGAAAATTAAAAAATACGCTGATGGCGGAGAAACAATGAGTGATGTATTGTCTGGTAATTTTCCAGCAGCTCGCCGTTTTAAAGAAGGCTATGAGCAAATGCCTGAAGCGTTAAAGGATCCTATGTTAGGATTAAGCGTTGGTAAAGGATCTAGCTTATTACAAAAACAAATTGGAAGGCTTGAAGATACGATTGCAAATAATCCTGATAGAATTGCTGGAGGAGCTGAAGCGGGTAAAGCTAGATTACAACAGTTAAAAGACGCAGCAGAGAAATATAGTGAAAATCGCCAACAAATGGGAAGAGCAGAAGCGATGAAAACTAAATCAGCACATCTTATAAATAAATCATATAAAAAAGGTGGTACAGTTAAATCATCTTCGGCTTCTAAACGTGCAGATGGCTGTGCTACTAAAGGTAAAACAAGAGGAAGGATTGTATAATGGCTACCCCACAAGAATTACTTGATGAACAAAAACAAAAAGACTTAGATGCTAAAGTAGATCAAGCAGCTAAAGATGTAAAAACTCGGGATACAAAAGAAAACGAAGAGGCTGTTAAAGCTATGAAAGCTATCCCTAAAAAGATAGTAGATACAGTAAAAAAAGTTTTTAAATCAGGCGGTTCAGTTTCATCAGCTTCTAAACGTGCTGATGGTATCGCCGTAAAAGGCAAAACTAGAGGAAAGATCTGCTAATGAGACCTTCACGCGGTATGGGTGCAATTAAAAAGACTAAGATACCTGGTGCTACTAAGAACACTATGCCTAAAGGCGTGGTTAAAAAACGTCGTGATAACACAGACTTTACTCAGTTTAAAGAAGGTGGCACAGTAAACAAAGCTGGTAACTACACAAAGCCAAGTTTGAGAAAAAGAATTGTGTCACAAGTTAAAGCTGCTGCAACACACGGTACAGGCGCCGGTCAATGGTCAGCTCGCAAAGCACAACTCGTTGCTAAGAAATACAAAGCTGCAGGCGGTGGTTACAAGTGAGTGCATTAGCTAAACCGCAACGTTCACTAAAAGCATGGGGTGAACAAAAGTGGAGAACTAAGTCTGGTAAAAAGTCTAGTGAGACAGGCGAAAGATATCTACCTGAAAAGGCTATTAAATCATTAAGCTCACAAGAGTATGCAGCAACAACAAAAGCAAAAAGAGCAGGTAAAGCTAAAGGCAAACAGTTTGTAGCTCAACCTAAATCTATTAAACAAAAAGTAAAACCTTTTAGAAAAATATAATCATGGTAGATAGAACCACAGGGACCACGAGTTTTAATTTAGATCTAAACAATCTTGTTGAAGATGCATTTGAACGATGTGGACAAGAACTGCGTACTGGGTATGATCTACGTACTGCACGACGTTCATTAAATCTAATGACGATTGAATGGGCTAACCGCGGTATTAATATGTGGACTGTAGAACCCGGTCAAATTACGTTAAATCAAAACCAGATTATGTATGCATTACCTACTGACACGATTGATCTTCTTGACATGGTGACTAGAACCGGTACAGGATCAAACCAACAAGACATTAATATTAATCGTATCAGCGAGTCAACCTATATTACAATACCTAACAAGAATGCAACAGGACGTCCTATCCAAGTGTGGATTAATAGACAAAGTGGTCAAGAGAACCCTACTACAATAGTAACAGCTGAAGCGTTAGATGCTACAGAAACAACGATTACTTTATCTTCTACTGTAGGCTTAGCACAGTTTGGGTTTATTAAAGTTGATAACGAAACCATTCAGTATGGTGGTATAAGCGGTAATGACTTAGTAGACTGCGTACGAGGGGTTAACTATACGACTGCGGCAACACACTTAACAGCTACTAAAATTTATGTACAAAACTTACCTACAGTGAATGTATGGCCAGCACCCGATCAAAATAATTTTTATACTTTTGTATACTATAGATTAAGACGCATACAAGATGCAGGTAATGGTTTGACCGTAGAAGATATTCCGTTTAGATTTATTCCTTGCATGGTGGCAGGGTTAGCTTCGTATTTAGCAATGAAGTTACCTAATATAGACCCTAATAGAATAGCCATGCTAAGAGCAGACTATGAAGCAGCGTTCCAACTTGCCGCGGATGAAGATCGTGAAAAAGCAAGTGTTAGGTTTGTACCTAGGGACATGAGTTATATTAGATAAAATGAAAATAATAAAAAGATTTGAGGCGATTGCTTTAGGTTTAACACATTATTTTACAGGTAAACCTTGTATACATGGACACATAGAGCAACGAAGAGTTAATGATAGAATTTGCATGCAATGTACTAGAGACTTTCATAAAAAAATAAGAGAAACGTTTCCAGTAGCTCATAGTGCCAAAAAGAAAGCTAGTTATGAAAGAACTAAAGAAAAACATCTAGTTCAAAAAAGAATTTATAGACAAGCTAATAAAGCAAAAGTTAATGCCCTTGCTAAAGCTTATAAAGTAAGAAAGAAAAATAGAATTCCTAAATGGGTTGATAAAGATCATATGTGGCTAATTAAAGAAGCCTATGAGTTAGCTCAATTAAGAACAAAACATTTTGGGTTTCCTTGGCATGTAGATCATATAGTTCCTATACAAGGCAAATTAGTTTCAGGGTTACACGTAATAGAAAATTTACAAGTAATACCTGGTATAGAAAATATAAAGAAAAAGAATAAATTTGAGATAGATTATGCCAACTAAATTTGCAAGTGCCAAGAACTCGATAGCCCAGTGTGATCGCTGTGGATTTAGATATAAGTTAAAACAACTTAAAACATTGGTTATTAAGACCAAAAATGTTAATATACTTGTATGTCCTGAGTGCTGGGAAAATGATCAGCCACAGTTAAGTCTTGGTCTATATCCAGTGAACGACCCGCAGGCAGTGCGTAATCCAAGACCTGATAGTCCTGGTTATTTTCAATCAGGTTTAACTGGAATACAAGTAATACTGGCACAGGCAATGATGTCGATCAAACAGGCGTACCCTCAGGAGGTAGTCGAGTGTTTCAGTGGGGTTATAATCCTGTAGGCGGTGCTAGTTTTTTTGATGCACCATTAACACCTAATGACTTAGTAGGAACAAGTGCACTAGGTTCAGTAACAGTAACAATATCTTAAGGAGAAACAAAATGGCTTATAAATCAGGTGCTGATGGTATTACTAAACAAGGTAAAACTAAAGGCAAAAATTTAGGTAATGACGGCGCTT